AATTGAAGCCAGTTCTCAATAGAACCATCGTAATCTTTGCCTTCTAGGATTGCTTCAGCAGTTAACTCTATTAGGAAGTCATTAATATCTCTAAAGACTTCTGCGTAAGTATCTGCTATCTGCTCATTATATGCTGGGTCATAGACCATAACATTATGGTAACTCTAAAATGTCAGTTACGTTCTGGTCTGCCAAATTAAAATTAGTTGCAATCTTTAAGACTTCTTCTTGTACTTCTTCTTCAGTAAGTTCTGGATTTAACAATCTAACCTTAGTTTCAAGTGAAGCAGCTTGCGCTCTATGTAAGGATTCAATTACTGTTGCAGATTCTCTTACATCTTGTTGTACTGCATCTTGCCACTCAATACGTGGTTTAATTGGTTTATATTGTTTACTAAAGATTTCTACATCTAATATCTGAAGCTTCTCGATTATCTCTTCAAGTGGTTGTGTCCAGTATCTCTGTTTTTTACCTTGTGTTGTAAATGATTTACGTTCACGCAGCTTTAATGCAGTTCCAGATTCTGCTCTACCTTCGATATTGATACCAAAAGACTGCGGACTATATCCAGCAGCAGTAACTGCTCTATCGATAAGTTCCATAACTGTTGTCTTATGTTGTTCATGTCGTATCTCGAACTGAACTGGTTGTATGCCTTTATTTTCTGTATTTGGGTCTATTTCTAGTCCAGTAAATACTTCTGCATCTATATCAAAAGAAGCACCACGACCTCTACCTCTTCTCTCTAAATATTCAGTAGGTACAATAATTCTTGATTTACCTAACCTAACATCTCGCATCCATGAAGTGTAAGCTTCATCGATTGCATCAAATAATCCTTCAATTCCATCGTAATCTGAACGACCATATTCATAACCTTTTAATCTTCTAAGTGGTCTTTGGTTTGGTACATAAACTGAAGCTAAAGAATCAAATGGTAATCTTATCTCATCTTCTAAATCAGCAGTTTCAGCTAATCTATCTAATGATACTCTAGTTCCAATATTTGACTTAGTTCCTTCGTATAATGCGTGGTGTATATATCCATCTTCGTGATGCTCAATATGTCGCATAACGTTTTGTCCATCTGGAGATTCATATTCAGTAACATAAGCTACTGCTACTAACTGTCCATACATAAATGTTGCTATTGCTCTATCTGGACTAACTACTTGGATTGTAGGATTTTTCATAAAGTTTGTATTCCAAACTAATCGTAAAAATACTCCGCCTAAAGCTGAACATGTTTCGCCAGCTTCTAATAATTTGTTTTTTAATCCGCAAGTTCTAAGTAAGTCATCAAGATTCATCTGTGTGTTTTGATTATCAGATTCGCTCATTTCTCCATTATTGATAACAAAATTAGGTGGTTCACTAAATAATAAATCAGCACTTGTTTGTGCTATATCTCCAGCTAATGGAACGTGTAACTGGTGTCTATCTATTTGTAATTCTGTTGCACCTTTACGAGTCCAGAACATATATCTTCTTGGTCTGTAATCTTGTGGTACATCAGCATAAGTTTTTCTAAGGACTGCTGGGTCGCCAGTATGCCATGCGTTATGTTCTTCATAAACTCTAAAAATGTGCTTATGGTTCTCTGGCGGATAAGCCGAACCATTTTCTGGTAATCTTAACATCTAATATTTCTTCTTTTTAGCTTTACCCTTTTTCATAGCTTTTTTAGCTTTTGGGTAACCTTTACCTTTCGGCATTTTAACTCCTACTAATCCAATGTCGCCAAATAGCGCCTAAACTTATACAAGCATATCTTAACGCATCTACTGCGTGGTCATTACGTTTTAATGGTTTATCTTCGCCACGTTCTTGTTGCTTGACATCCCAAACATACGACTCAATTTCTTCTATTAGTTTAGTGCAACTATTGTGAATCAATAGTTTTCTACTACTTAATAAGTTATACACTACTCTAATACCATCTTGAACATTATTGTTTGCTTTTGATATTCCCCTATGGTCATCTCGCCATAACTGTGTAATAAACGAAGCTGCGGATGGGTCAACATAAATTCTCTTTGGGTCATAATCCATTAAGAAGTTTTTAAGTTCTCTGGAGTATTCCGCATCAGATAGCTGCTTCTGTCCTTTTGCAGAATCATAATAATATTCCTTGCATACGTACAATTTGTCATCTACTCCTTCGCCAATAAGTAATGCACAAAATGGATTAGTCGTGCCATAGTCAACTCCAACATAGTATTCTCGCATTTTTGGAAGGTCTGATACTACATTTGTATCTCTCTGGAAGGTGTCATAAACTGCGCCTTCTGCCATTACCCACTCGCCATTAATAAATCTGCGATACCATAAACTGCTAGATGGTGCGTATTCTGCCTTTAAAGCTTCAACATACTTTGGGTCTAAGGTGTGGTTGTCATCTAATTCAAAAGAAAAGTTCTTAATATCTAATTCGTGTTCTCTATCTAAAAAGTTCTTTTTTAGCCAATGATTAGGACTATCTGGGTTAGTTGTTAAAAATAATTGTGCGTTAGGTACTCTTAAACGAGATAAAAGCATCTGAAAAAAAGATTCTGACCATAAAGTTACTTCATCTCCATAAGCGCCAGCAAGTGTTAAACCACGAATTTTTGCTTCAGCTCTCTCATCGTTAGCACCTACAATATAGATTGTTCTATTACCTATTTGGATTTCTCCAGAACCAGTACGAGTAATAAAGCTGCCAGAACCATCAAGTAATTCAGATAAAACATCGATTACGTTACGTTTTAAGGTTCTTTCAGTCTTACCTATCATAAGTAAGTTACCTTTAGCGCCATTAGTGCAGAACTCAATCCAGCGGATTAATGAAGATATTGTTTTACCAGAAGATACTGAACCTTGCCAGATATTAATTCTTGCAGTCGAATCAAGAATAGAATCTAGTTGTTTACCCTTCTGTAGATTTATCATCTCTTAAATCTTGTATTTGTTTAGCTAAATCTTTTACTGGGTCATCTTGTGCAGTTGCAACATTACGTTCTGTTCGACCCCATTTATCTGGATATTTACGTTCTAATCGCCACGCAGCAGCAGTCCAGTTCTTTTGTGCAGCTTGACCTATTAATCCAACTAACATAGCTTCTGCTTGTGCTTGTGCCTTTTTTACTGTGTCGGTAAATTCAACAAAAATTTCTTCTCTTTTACGTATTCTTGCACGATTTGACTTAGATACACGCTCTATTTCAGCGTTTCCACGTTTAAGCCACTCATAAATACTATCTCTATGAATACCTACTAAAGCAGCAGTTGTTTCGATGTAATTTCCAGCACGAAGATATTGTGCTATTTCTTCAATTAATTCTTTTGTCAGTTTTGTTGGTCTGCCTGCCATTGTTACGCACTCCTGTTACGTTAACCACTTAATCCTGTTAAGTGTTAGCTATCTAGTACCGCTAATCCCACTCTCCGCAGAACTTCCTGCGCTTGTGAAATATTGCCGCTTGTAGCATTATATAGCATATCTGTCATCAGTATGCACGCAGCGTTAAAAAAATCATTACCAGATATACCGATATTGTTACGTTCCATCATTGGCACGTGTGCAGACATAAAGATTCCATCAGTTACTGATTCACGCAGCATTTTAAACTCTACTTCATCTACGCCATCTTCATAAGCGAAATTAGCAGTAAGAAACGATATAAATATCTGCATCGCTTCAATTATTTCTTGCGGCAGCTCTATTTGTTCTTCGTAACTATCTGACATGTGTAACCCAATTCTTCTAACTCTTTTTTAATATTGTTAGCTTGTTCTTTACTTTCTACTGGAATTTTTATGTAATTTGATTCTTGACCCATATCATCATCAAAAGTAAGTGGGTCATCTTGATTGTTAATCATATCTGTAATATCATCGCTATCGAATCCGATTCCAGATAAGTTTTGTGTTATTGCATCTATTTCTGCCAGCATCTCTAGTAATTTAGCTTCGTTCCATCCACCATCGATTGTTAATGTGTTTGATGCAATTAAATACGCTTTTGCTTCAATATCTGTGTCAAAAGTAACGTGAAGTGTAGGAACTAGCCACTCTTGTGTATCTTTTTCTACTTCAATATACTTTGGCAGCTCTTCTGCATCTTGATACATAAATTGCAACGCAGTTACTCTTCCATGTCCAGCAACTAAAAAACCAGTAGTGTCATTAACTACTGGTAACTCTATAAATCCAAATCTTTTAATACTCTGGACTATTTCGCCTATGTTGTGTTCTTTAGGATTCTCTTCATCAAATTGAAAAAGATGTAATCTATCATAAGTAACTTTTGCTTCCATTTACTCATGTTAGCATCGCTTTCACAAATGCGGTTAGAATATAAATTAGCGTAGCTGGTGTGCCGCTCATGTGAGGTGTTTATCTCACATCACTAGCTGCGCTGCTAGCATAGTTCTTATTTATTTTTGTAGATATTTACGTGGTCGTATTTCTATGCCAGCATCCAGCTTTTTGTACATCTCATCAAGTTGTGAACTAATTGGGTTTTTTAGTTCTTGCCTTTCCAGTTGCATTAACTTGTAAGATATAATACCCATTTTAGCGAACTGATATATTAAGAATCCAATAAAGTAGATTCCCATACCATAGAATAATCTCCAATCCCATGACTGAATCATCCACGTTTCGATAAATAGTTTTAACATATTCTCCTAACTTGCTATTGAGAAATCGTAGTAATAGTCTGGACTACCACTCTCTAGCTCT